AATTATGGATTTATTTTAAAATATTCTGACGACAATGAATCAGATGCAGCTATTGGAGGATATGTTAGATTCTTTAGTAGAGATACTCATACTATATATGTTCCTAGATTATTAATGTACTTTGATAAATCTAGTTTCAGTACTGGTAGTTTAGATCCAATAGATTCTAATTCATTTGCAGTTTATACCAAATTAAAAAAGTCATATAAAGATGAGGAAGTAACAAAAATTAGACTGTATGGTAGAGATAAATATCCACAAAAATCTCCTACTAATACATTTCCTATGCAAACTATTAAGTACATTCCTAGTAGCTCGTTATACTCAGTATTAGACGCCGCTACAGACGAAGTTATAGTGCCTTATGACTCTACTTATACAAAGGTTAGTTGTGATAGTACTAGTAACTTTATTTATTTAGATATGACAGGATTAATGCCAGAAAGATATTATAAATTAGAATTTAAAATAGTCGATGGATTTCTAGAAGAATATATTAACGATAAATTATTCTTTAAAGTTACAAGATAATACTTCATAATTTTTTAGTTTAATATTTATAGATATATGATTCAAACTAATCAAATTAACATATTAAAATTATTACCAAAACAATCATTTCCAGATAAGGTTGGATATCAAAGTAGTGACCCAGAAGATGCCGATGGAACAGAAGGCTATACTCAAGGAGCTTATGCTCTTCCAGATGGCACTCCATATTCTGGTGTTTGGCATATGCACAATAATGGTGTTGTAACAGTTGGGCCAGCAAGTTCACATACAGATATATCACAAGAAACTGTATTAACATTTATTGGTAATAGCCAAGTAACTACCCCTCCTGGTACAATAGCAGGAGAAACTGTTGCAGAAAATATAGTAAGTGTTGATCAACAACCATCAGCTGGAAATCCGGATTCTGATCCTCCAACTAGAGGAACTACAGTTGATAGCTTTACTAATGATTATTTTTCTAATATTCAATCTAAAATTGCAAATGATTCAAATTTAGCTTCATTAGCAGCATTATCAGAAGCTAATGTTGAATTACCAACTGATATTTTAATGACTCCAGAAAAACTTCCAGAAGTTGTAAAAGCAAATATAAATCCACAACCTACTGCAGCACAATTTGGAAATTTTAGAAGATATAATAAAAACGGTATTTTTTATAAATCAAATTTATCAGCTGTCATGAAACGAGATAATAAAGGATCTGTTATATTAAATATAGGAAATAAATAATGGCTGCAAATCCAAATACTCAACAACCAGAACAAGTAGCTCAAAACGAACAAGCAGAAAAAGATATACAAGTATATCAAAATGCTGGAATTCCTGCTAATAATGAAGATTCTATAATTTTTGAACAATTACGAAGAAATTACACAAACAGATCAGTTGTTAAAAATATTGATACTGCTTTTAAATATTTTTCATTTCCTCCAAGCACTACATTAAATATGTCTGATTTTGCTTTACCGGATTTTAATATAAACATTAATGATTTTGGAACAGACCCAGTGTCTGGGTTTTATAAAATACTTCCCGAAGCAGAAGGAGATTATGGAGCAAATGAATATAAAAGAATAAATTTATCATATCAGTCGTCTTGGAATGTAGATGATGGAAACCCAACCGGTCAGTCTGGCCATAGATCATTACCATTTAGTCAACCATTATCTGGACCAGCACTCGCAGATGCTCCAATGTTTGTATTTACGCCAGATATTATAAAATTATTAATAGAATCTAATAGAACAGTAAAATTTACTGTTAGAATTACAGTAAATCAACAAAAAGCTGATGTTGCAACGTTAAATGATGTAAATGGAGATCCAGCTAGAAGAAATGTTGGATATGATTTGAGATTAAAACGTCATATGCCAACAGCTTGGAGAGATAATGGAAAAATTGGAGCAGATGGAAATTATATATATAGAAATTCAACTGGAGTTAGAGCATATATAACGTCTGAAACTCATAGAGCAAATACAGGACATACTGGAGATAATTCAGATATGTGGCCAAATCTGGAAATACAATATATCGTAGATCCTAGGGCTATAGCAGAATATGATGGATGGATGGTACAATGTGTAGCAGGAGGAGCGAGTTGGTATTTAAGATCAGCTTGTTGGTGGAAAATTGAATTAATTGATGATCCAGGTTCTGGTATTAGTAGTGATACAGTAAGATCAAGAAAATATGGAAAACAAACAAATGTTCCAAGTACGCGCGATCAATTATTAGATGTATAAAATATGTTAAATCAATATACAAATAAAGACAAAATTTTAGAAGCAATAAATGCTATTAATGCCGAACGATATAGTTCGTTGGATAGATCGTTGTTTACAAAAACACCTTTTCAATATTCTACAGTAGATTTAGGACAAATTAATTCTGCAAATGAATTTCATGTTTATTCTGGAGAATCATGGATTACAGGAAAACATAAAGTAGATTTAATAGAATTTAATAATCCTATATTTGATGAAGATGGAAATCCAATACAATTATCAGATCCTGTTAAGTTTAATATATCTCAACAATTTTCTAATTTAAATTTAACTTCAGGAAATTATAAAATTGTTTTAAACTTCTTTGAGGATATGATTGGAAGTTATAATCAACAATTACTAGCTATTGATGAAATTTCTCCTGATCGTACTGAAATTAGATTGCGTGCAATTGACGAAACAAATCCAAAATTTTTATTGTCAATTAATCAATTTATTAATAATGTAAATCAAACATCATTAACGCATGATGCAAATGAGCAATATTTATTAAACTTTTCTAGAAATAAAACAGCAATGTTTGTTAATAGTGTTGTTGTAGGAAAATATTTATTTGTTAAATTATATGAACCAATTGATAAAACAGTAGAGAAAAATTTTAAGTGTTGGGTTGTTAGAGAAAATAAATTACCATATGTTGATAATGTTTTTGTTAAAGAAGTATTAGATGCACTCACATTTAATGTATTATCTGGAACTAATTGGTATGCTTCTGCAGAACAAAATACTTCTAATTCTACATCTTTAAAATCTTGGAATGACTTATTAGGGTCATCAATGCAAACATCCCAACAAATTGTTGATTCATATTTTTCTGGCAGTTTAGGTGGAGTTAAACTAAATATAGATTTTTCTGATTTCAATAACTTTATATTTTACAGTTCGGCAACAGAACGATTAGAAAATTTCAAATATAAAATTGAATTATTAGAATATTATACAGCACAATCTGCGTCTGCAGCTTTATTATCTGGGTCTGCAGCTATTACAAATGCAGCTGATTATGATAATTTATATACAAATTTAATTGGTGGAATGGATCAATTTGAACAATATTTATATTATGATTCATCTTCAACTATATTCACACATGACATTCCATTAGCTTCGCCTATAGTAGAATTTGTTACAGGTAGTTATATAGAACCATCACCAAAATCTAATAATACATATCCATATGAATTATATTCTGTAACAAGTAGTAATTTTGAATCTTGGTATACTGGTGTATATTCTAGTTCTTCTATATATGATACTAGAAATAATAATCGATTAATAAGAAGTATTCCGGAATTCATGTTATTAGATGAAAATAATGAACAATTATCTACATTTGTTAACATGTTAGGTCAGCATTATGATATATTATATACATATATTAATGCTATGACATTAATTAATTCTAGAGATGAACATCCTAAGAAAAGTATGCCAAATGAATTATTATATTCAGTAGCAAAACAATTTGGATGGAATTTAACTAATGGAAATCAATCAAAAGAATTATGGGAATATACATTAGGCACTGATGTTAATGGAATTCCTTTAACTGGATCTAATAGTGTAGGAGATCCTTCAGTACCTAGTAGAGAAGTTACATATAATATATGGAGACGAATTGTTAATAATATTCCTGGATTATTAAAAGCTAAAGGTACAAAAAGAAGTGTGCAAGCATTATTAGCTTGTTATGGAGTACCACAATCATTAATAACTATTCAAGAATATGGCGGACCTAGAATAAATAGACCTCCAACATATGAAAAATTAAATTTTGATTATGCATTAGATTTAATTAAAAATACAACCGGAATTGTTAGAACTGATTATAATCAAAATATTGGAGCAGTTGAATTAAGATTTAGAACAGATAATGTTTTAAAGAATCCAATA